CGGCCTCTCGACCCTCAATTGCTGAAGTTTCACGTGAAAAACCGACTAAGTGCCTGTCCTGCAATCCCCCCTGTTGGACTGAAAATCCGTGTGTCCGCAGTTCAATTCTGCGGGGCGCCACTTTTTTCTAACCCCTTGAAACTCCCTAACTTGTTGCTAGAATAGCCCTTTGTCGGGGCGAAAGCCGGTCTTTGGGGCGCGGCTCTATCTTCTCGCTTTTGACCTCTTTTTCTCGCTTTTTACCGTAGTTTGCTGAAGTTTTGCTGAAGTGAATTGCTGAAGTTAGAAGCCAGCGGGGCTCTCCGCGGCAACTCTACCACTTGTCAATGATCGCCAAGATTATCTTGGTCAGAGCATTGAGAATGGCGAGATGCCATCGATAACCCTTTTTCAAAGGTCATTCCCCCTTTTACAATCGCTGTCAGCAACATCGCCAACAGGAGCCCCGAACCGCGTGGGCCCGTTGTCAACCCTTGTACGGTCAGAGCGAGGGAATAAGAAGCGGAGAAACCCCGCCAGCTCAGTATGTCAATTTCGACACTGTATTCTTCAAATGATCCGGCGACAGGTGCGCGTAGATCATGGTCGTTTTGATATCAGAATGTCCCAACAGCTCCTGGACGGCTTTCAGGTCGGCGCCGGCCATGACCAGGTGACTCGCGAAGGTGTGCCGGAAGGTGTGCGGGTGAGCATGACCAATGGAGCAGCTCTGCAGGATCCTCTCGAGGATATGGTACCATCGGCTGCCGGTCAGCATCGGTTCGTTGTTGCCATTATCGAAGACATACCGGCCGGCCCGGGGCAGAGCCTTCAGGACCTGGCGCAGTTGCGGATTGATCGGAATGTCCCGCTTGCGGCCGCTCTTGGTGTGTCCGACGACGGCGATCTTGTTGCGCTTCAGATCGACAGACTTCCACTTCAGCCCGATCAGCTCGGACAGTCTCATGCCGGTATAGGCCAGGACCTTGAAAAAGGCCACCTGGGTCGGCGGCAGTTCTTTCTCCATGGTGTTGAACAGTCGCTTCAGCTCGGATTTCGAGAAGTAGCGCACGTCTTTGGTGCTGTGCGAGCGGCGATCGACTTTGAATTCGTCGCGGCCGGCAAGAAGGTTGGACTGCATGTAGCCGCGGCCTTCGGCCGAACACCACCTGAAGAAAGCCGACAGGATCAGCCGGTGTTTCTCCCAGGTCGCCCGACGGTTGCCTGGTCGACGGCTCTGGCCGGCGCGGTAGTGATTGGCGCCCGGCTTCAGGTAGTAGAGCTGGTAGTTGCGAAGATCCCGCAACGTGATGTCCGCGGCCGATCGAATAGAGGTATGTTTGAGTGACCACCGCACGAAGAAGTCCAGGCGATTCTGGTCAGATCGGATCGTGCTCGCTCGCTTCTTCCCTGTGACTTCACACCAGGAGAGGTACTCTCGTACCTGGTCGACCAGCGGAGGCCTCTCAGCGGCGCCCAGGGAGTTCTGAGCCCCACTGTAGATAACATCATCGATGAATTGCTGACAGGCCAGGAGGGCGCCGGAGGAACCGCCGTATTGATCGTCGGGAAATCGTTTCTGAAAGCGCCGGCCGTCGAGCATCTTCAGCACCTGCCAGCCGGTACGGTTTCCGGAAGTGTATCTCCTGGGCTCAGCTCGTTTCATTGGCTTTCGAAAAAGACCTTAACCTGGCCACTTGAGAGGGTGTCATAGCTGGTAGTAGCAATTCGGACGTAGAGCCAGGTTTCGCCGGGGAACGGAATCTCCGCTTGGAAGGTGATAGAGCCGGAGACGTCGCAAAAGGCAGAGCCCCAACTTGGGGTGCTGCCAAATCGGTAGAGATTTACTGTCTGTGCCGGCAGATCTTTCGGATAGGCAACTGTCACAAGAAAAGGCTCGTCTACGGTCAGGGTATCGCCTTGACCAGGTGCTATGATTCGGAGGGGAGTCGACCAGTCGGGCCAGGTCGAATCACTGTTGCAATCCCCACTGACTATCACGTCGGGACAGTCGCAGTCTTCGCTGCAACCTGGAATCAGACAGGCGGCCAGAGCCAAGATAATTAGAGTTGAGACCTTTGAGTTCATAGTCCCCCCGATTTGCTTACTTCTTTTGTTTTGAGGCGCTTTCCCTGGCCTCGGGATCCTCAATGCCGAGTATGTCGAGGATGGTTCGTCGTTTATGGTGATCGGGCGGCAGATCGGCGATGGCCTCGAATATTCGCCGATCGTGGTCGGAGGCTTTGGCCAGGAGCGCTTCGAGGTCCTTGAAGGCCGGGTCGCCGGTCAGCTCTGAGATGGACGTTTTCAGAGCTCTCGCCAGGGCCTGCAATTTCAGGAAGCCGATGCCATCCGAGTCGCGCTCACCCTTGAGGATACGGTACATGTGCTGCTTACTGATTTTAGCTTTAGCCGCCAATGTTGCACCGTTCAGCCCAAGCTCGGCCATACGACGCTGAATATTGTTCTGAAGTCTGCTCATCGACAACATTATATAAAGGAATCACGAAAAAGTGAAAAGGTTTTAGAAAAAAAGAGTAAAAAGTTGTTGACAAAGAGTCGCCAGAAGGCTACTATTACCGATAGAGAGAGTAAGGAGTGCTCTCTTTTTTGGGTACGGAGTCGCCTATTGGCTACTCTTACAAGGAGATACGATGAAAGCAAGAACGCACACCCTCAAGCGGACCAGGAGCGGGGAGTTCAAGGAGGCGCCCCTGTTCCTGGATAGCCAGTGTTACAGCCCGGAGCAGATTGCGGAAATCGCCGGCATTTCGGTCAGGTCGGTCTACAACCGCCGGCATCGTCTACTCCGAAGCATCTTTGCCCCGAAGAGGATCCCGAAATATCTGCCGGGCGCCTGGGTCAAGTGGATGCTCCGCAACACCACGGTGCCGGAAGGGGATGAACTCAAACGGATGAAGGCGGTCGCGGCCGCATAGGGGGGATGGAGAAATGAGGCATCAGTTTTTGTCACTGTGCGACTGGCTGTTCGACGAGAAGCGGTCAGCCAGGTTCGGCCGGTGGCTTATCGGAATCACGGTTTTGTATTTCGGCCTGCACATAGCGTGCTGGGCCATAAAATGAAGGAGGCTCCCATGCCAACTGTAACGATCGAATCAGATGGTCGCACCGACCACCTGGACGGGCCGGACGCTGAGGCCCTGCTTGAATCCCTGCGAAAAGACTACGGGATCGATGTCGAATCAGAGGCGACGCTCAATGTTGGGACGGCGCCCGAGACGGTTCGATGCCACCGTGGCCACGAATCCGACCGGCGGCTCTGGAATTGCCCGGTCTGCACCGACCACCATATCGAGGTTATCGCGGAGCTGATACAGTCCGTGGAAGGGCAGGGCGTAGCTATTGACGAGTTGTTCAAGGAGCTCGGACGTAAGAGCGTGGCCGATTGGAGTATCGTAAACTCGAACTTGGTTGACGCGAACAAGGCTATCGCAAAGGCCAAGCGCCTCAGAGACGCGAGCGAGTACGAGCCCGAGGGCCGGTACGTGGTCGAAATGTCGTCCGAGTACAACGCGGGCGGTCCGATCATCGCCATTGAGGGCTCGCATCCGATTGCCGTCATGTTCGTCGATTGGGACTGTGTAAACGATGAAACCAGGGCTGCAGTGGTCGCCGAAGCTCAGTTCCTGGCGACGTCTGGGAACATCTACAAAGGGGAGAAGCCGAAACCCGAGGCTCTGGCCTGGCTGAAGAAGACCTGCCCGATCTGTGGCGAGACCTTCGACTACCGAGAAGACTACGAGCCGAAGACCTGCAACAAGTCGGAGTGTCAGCGTCAGTTCCTGCACGGCAGGAAGGGGATAGTGTGATGGGTTGGATAGACTACTACAGGCTGTACGTGAAGTACAACGGAGATTTGTCCAAAGCCACCAAATCTGAGATGGGAGAAGCGGCCAGGGCCAACCCGAACGATCCTCCATCCGCAAGGGCTCTCGCTAAGAAAAAGTGGGACGAGTATCAGGCTGAGGCCGATGCTGCTGACGAGCTCGCTAACCGCGAAATGTACGGCGATGAATGCGACTATCCCGGCATCGACTTCAGCGAAATCGGGAACAAATGAGGGGCAAGAGAATCCGATCACTCAGGAGGCTTTGCCGAGCCGCGACTCAGAAGCGCTCGGTGGTATGCCCGCTGTCACATGGGCGCCCGTTGCCTGCGGCATTCGTGCAAAACCTTCAGGGGCATCTAATTGATCGGCTCATAAGGGCCGGTCTGTATCTGTATGAGCGAAAACAAGCAAATGAAGGGAAGTGAAACCATGCAAGCAGTATCAGCACAAGAATTGTTGGTCCAAAGCGCCACCGAACAGGCGCAAAAGACCATTGAGGAACGAAAGAAGTTCCTCGAGGAAAGGAAGTCCGGTCTCGGCGGGACCGATGCTGGCGCCGTCTGTGGGCTCTCCCGCTGGAAGTCGCCCATGGACATATACCTGGAAAAGACCGGCGTAGTCGAGGACATCACGCCCTCAGAGGCAATGATATGGGGAACGATCCAGGAGGAAATCATCGCCCGGCACTATGCCAACGTCACCGGCCGGAAGCTCCGGCGCCCGACCGGCTGTTTCCGTCACAAGGACTATCCGTGGATGATCGCTCACCTGGACCGGATCATCCTCAACGAAAACCGGGGCCTCGAAGTGAAAACTTCCAGTCAGTTCATGGCCGACGAGTGGGGCGAGTCAGGGACTGACGAGGTTCCGGAGTATTACCGCGCCCAGGTCATGCACTACATGGCGATCAAGGGCTATCCATCGATGGACCTGGCGGTCCTGATCGGTGGTAACGACTTCCGTATCTACACGATCGAGCGGGACCTTACCTACATCGCCAACCTGGTCGAGCTCGAGCGGGACTTCTGGCAGGAACACGTTCTTTCGAGAATACCGCCCGATGTCGATGCCTCAAAGGCCTGCTCGAACGCCCTGGCCAAACTCTACGACCGTCCGGAAGGTATCGAGGTCCTGGCCACTCCCGAGATCGACGAAATCGCACAGCGTCTTCGCCAGGTGAAGGCGCTCATGAAGCAGAACGAAGAAGACAAGCGGCTGCTCGAGAACAGCATCAAGAAGTTCATGGGCAACGCCGAGAAGCTGATCGGCGCCGACTGGCATATCACCTGGAAGGTCGGCAGCCGGCGCCAGTTCGACGTCAAGGCTTTCCGTGCGGCCGAGCCCGAGCTGGCCGAGCAGTATACCAACGTGACCGAAACCAGGACGTTTCGGCCTAACTTCAGCAAAAAGGAAGGGGAGAAAAGGAATTGATTCCTCACAAAGTCTGCTATTTCGATTTGGAAACGGGTGGTCTCGACCCTCAGAAGCATGGAGTCGTACAGATCGCCATGCTGGTCGAGGTCCGCGGCCAAGTTGTCGGCGAGAAGATGTGGTACGTCAACCCGTACTCAGGCGACCGGATAGAACCGGACGCTCTGGCCGTCAACAAGCTGAGCCTCGAGCAGGTGCGGTCGTTTCCCAAGGCCCAGGCCGTACTCGGCCAGGTCAAGGAGTTCCTGGCACAGTACGTCGATCGCTACAACACTTTTGACAAGTTCACGCCGGCCGGTTACAATGTGCAGTTCGACCTGAATTTCCTGAAGCAGTTCTTCCTCAAAGGGGGAGATTCGTTCTTCGGGGCCTGGTTCAACTACCGGATGGTGGATCCGATGCAGTTTCTGTACTGGCTCCGCCTGGCCGGCGAGATCGACTTGCCCAACTACAAGCTCGAGACTGTCTGCGCTCACTTCGACATTCCGCTCGGAGAGGCGGCGCACGACGCCCTGGCCGACATTAAGGCCACCCGTGACCTGATAAGACACCTGCACAATCTGTATCTGAAAGGAGACGATGATAGCGATGGCGAACAATGTCAATCCCAACGAGAAGGCGGTCGCAAAGAGGCCGATGGACAACCTGAAGGGGTTGTTGGAGAAGGCCAGGCCGGCCCTGGCTCAGGCGCTCCCGCGGCATCTGACACCCGATCGGCTGATTAAGATCGCCCTGACCGCGGCGACACGAAACCCGGTCCTGCTCCAGGCCGACCAGAAATCGCTTTTGCGGTCGATCATGCAGTCGGCTCAGCTCGGGCTCGAGCCTGATACTCCGCTCGGTGAGAGCTATCTGGTGCCGTTCCGCAACAACAAGCGGGGCTGTATGGAGGTCCAGATGATTCCGGGGTACCGCGGCCTTATCAAGCTGGCCCGGCAATCGGAGGAAATCAGCGGAGTTGACGCCCAGGTCGTCTACGAAAAGGACGACTTCGAGCTGGAGTTTGGTCTTCAGCAGAAGCTCGTCCACAAGCCCTACCTGGACGGCGAACGGGGGAAAACGCGGCTGTTCTACGCAATCGTCAGGTCGAAGACCCTGGAAGCCGAGCCGATCATCGAGCTCATGACTCTGGATCAGATCGACGCTATTCGCAAGCGGTCAAAGGCTGGGCAAAACGGGCCCTGGGTCACCGACTACGAAGAAATGGGGCGCAAGACTGTTATCAAGCGGGCCCTGAAGCGGGCGCCGATGTCGACGGAGCTCTGGACGGCTATCAGCTTGGACAATCAGGCCGAAGACGGCGAGCCGCAGACGATCGACATTGATCCGGAGATCCTCGGCGACGAGAAGACGGCCGACGAGACCGAGGCCACGGCCACCGAAAAGGCGGGCAAGCAGATCGAGAACAAGGTCAACGGCAACGGTGACCCTGAAGCCAGGCAGCGGGTGCGCGAGACGAAGATGCAGCAGCTTTTGAGCCTCAAGCGCGACGAGCTGAACCAGATGGCGATAACGGCGGTGGGTGAGGTCTTCGGTGATGATCTGCCGGCCGCTGACAACTTCCTCGAGTCCTGCAGTCAGACCAAGGACGAATCCGGTGTCGAGATTCTGGCCGACGCCGAGATCACTTCAGGCAAGAACAACAAGGGGAATATCGTGCGGTTACTGCTGAAGCTCGAGGATCTGAAGACAGATTCCGGCGGCCAGGAGGAACCGGATCCCGAGCTCAACCTGGGCGAGGGTAAGCCGGAACCGGCGGAGGCCACGGCATCATGAGGCTGCGATATTATCAGGTAAAGGAATGGGCCTGTCGGGTTTTTACTGTCTGTCTTTGCCTTCTCGGGCTGACAATGGCGGTTCTTCTGACCGCCACGCTTGGCGTCTTGCTCTCCGAGGAAATAGACAAGGCGGAGCGGGCCCGGCAGGAGCGGGCTGCTCAGAAGATGGAGATAGCGGTCCGCTCGCAACGTCTCTATCACGCCTTTGTAATCGCGGCAGACAGCGCCAGTAAGGTCGAGGCGGCCAACGCCTACAACGGCTTCATTGATAGCCTTCGGGCTGAGATAGATGATTAACCGGCGGGCGCCCTTTCTCAGCGCTTCTGGTGTACGTAACAGAGCGCGGTTAACCTGTGGCCCCGGGGCGCTCGCCACAATATAGAACAGTCAGGTCCGGCCGGGGCGGTAGATCTCTAACCCCCCCCCGCTATCGTCCCGGTTCGGCGCCTGGCTTTACATGGAGGTAGTACATGCCCATTACCAAGAACCTGCTCAAGCAGGAGCTTACAGCACACTCACAGGAAGGTGTGACTGTAGTTTTCAAGCTGGAGGCGCCGGTCAGTCGGCGATTGGCTAAGGACAAAACGGTCCGGAAGATCGTCGAATTCTCGAAATGGATGGACGCTCCCGATCAGCAGCATCTCGACCTTACGGTGGAGGAACAGGTAGTCTGCCGGAAGGTGACTTTCCGGATGGATAAACCGGGCCGGAACGCCAAACAGATTAGCTGTGGTTTCACGGCGGAGAAGCTCTCCGAGGAAGACAAGTCCACTCTCTACAACCTGTTCCAGGGCAACAAGCCGGTGGAAGTGATCGTTCGGGAGAAGCCGGAGCCGAGGAAGCGCGAGACCTCGCCGGAGAAATCCGCCGAGGATAAGAAACCTGCCCCTGCTGCGAGGCAGGAGCAGACAACCGCGGCGTAAGAGCCGCATTCTTCATGGGAGCCGCCGGGCCCGGGTGAAGTGATTCCGCTCGGGTCCGGCACAGATAGGAGGAAGCGGGTGCTTGACAAGCAAATGCTCGAGGCGATGCCACCTGGTACGCTGTTCGCGACCGGCACGGAGACTGACGTCCATGATGGTCTGCACATGGCAAACACCGGCCGTGAGCTCCGCTGGGTTGCTGTTCGAAGGCATGGCCCTGGTTGGTGTATCTACTGTCACTTCGCCAGCCAGGATATCGAATGGATCCGCCGGCACGGTGATAAGGTCTGCTTCAAGGATCATATTCGAAAGCTGGTGCCGTGTGACGACGACGCCTTCAAACTATATGAATACTGAGAGGGTGGGTAAAGCGATGAACAGCAAGTTTGGTGAAATAGCGGTAACGCTCCTGGCTATCTTCTTGACGGTGTTTTTGACCCGGGGTTGTTTCGATGATCCTGAGCAGAAGGAGCGTCCCGGGCGGTCGATCGGGACCTGTGACAGGTCGAGCCTGGTGACGTTCACCACCGACGATGGACGCTCGATTCTACTGTCGCGTGAGAGGATCAACGCCGTTGTGCCGCGGGACAGTGGCGCCACGATCATTTCCTGGTTCGGGTACGCGCGGTTTGATAACGTCCGCGAGTCGGTTCCCGAGATCCAGGAACTTCTAAAGCCAGAGCCTACCGGGGATCCTTTTTTCGATTCCCTGGGTGAGGCTATTCTGTGGGATTACTTCTGGAGATCATACGAACCGGAGCTCGTTGATAGCGTTCCGGAGCCCGGGAGGAATATAATATGAGCAACCAACAGAAGCTGGCCGCGGCCAACGCCAGGATAGCGGCCCTGGAGGAACAGAACGAGCGGCTCCGCAAGGAGCGGGATGATCTAAAATCCGGGTTTGGTTTTTGCAAAGACATTGCCGCCCGCCTGAACGCCAAGCCGCAGGGGGGGGATATTGGGCGGCTTGGTGACTCATTCACATATCGTAAGGGTGATGACGGAGGTTGGCAGATATTAACGGAGATTGGAACGATCTTTTTGCGAACGCATGGCTTCGTAACCGAAAAAGAGATCGCCGAGGCGACCGCCCGCCTGAACGCCAAGCCGCAGTACAGCAGGGAGGATGCGGAGAAAATGCTGGCCGTCGTTTATGATTCTGGCGCAATCGAAGGTGGAGACGAGAGGACGTTCCTTAATGTATTCGCGCCCAAGGTCCTCGCCGCGCTGAAAGGAAATGACCATAAACCCACAGAGAAGGAGACGAGAAATGACTAAGCAGAATTACTACCGATGCACGGAATGCGGCTACGAATGGTCGCAGATTCAAGGCGGTGAACAGTGCCCCGAATGTGACGCTAAAGAAATCGTTGGTGTGACGGCATCGGAACTGTCATCTGACGACGTGGACGAGAGGTAACTCACTGGAGGCCCCGCATGAATGACGCTGAGTTGAAAGAGAAGGTCAAGGAACTACTGGAGGGATCATGTGATGACTGGCTTAAGTACCAAGAGATGAGAACGCAAGAGCGTGCTATCTTCCCCACCCTCGCCCGCGCCTACCTGGACAAGTGCGAAGAGGTGGAGAGGCTGACCGCCCGCGTCAAGGAGTGGGATGATCTAAAGTACAGCAGGGAAGCTGCAGAGAGTGTGATCGATGCCCTTACTGAGGCTGAGCTTGCCAGGTTTGAGATATACAGCCGCCAAGATGTGGAGAGGGTCATTGACGTTATCCTGGAGGGGTTAGGCCGGGAGTCTAAAGATGGGTAAGTTCAGCCTCGACTACCAGGATATCGCCCAGGTTCGCGGCAAAATGTACGCCATGGTCACCGGCTTGGATCTGACCAGGCAATTTGACCAAGGATATACAATCGGCCATCAGGGCAACCTCGAGCTGCCGGATGGCCGGGTTGTGCTTATTGACTACAAAATCACGATCAAGAACGCGCAGGAAGGTCCTGTATAACTATGTGCAGGGTAACAAAGAAGGCTTATGAACGAGTGCTTCAGCTACTTGAGGATGAGCTCTCAAAGCTGATGAGGGAGAAAGCCAGGCGAGCTTGGCAGATTAGTTGCATGGTTGACGAACAGAAGATCGCCAAGAAAGAGATTCACGCGCTACACCAAATGATACGGGAAGTTGAGGGGAAACCGATCCATGGAAGGACGGAAGATTGAGCCGCGGGGGAAGAAACCAGATCTGATCAGGGGCCATCATTTTCATACCTGCCCGGCCTGTCAGGAGCGCCGGGTCTCGGGTGTCGGGCAGTCGCTTTGTCCTGCGTGTGCTCGCCTGGTGGATCCTCTCTCAGAAACGCCGCCCGTGACCCAGGCCCGGCTTCGAATCAACCAGGGAGAGGGCATCGGGTGAGAATCAGACAGGTAAAACCGGACTTCTGGTCAAACAAGAAACTGGCCAAATTGGAGCCACACGCCCGGCTTCTATTCATCGGGCTGTGGAACATGGCGGACCGGGAGGGGCGCCTAAAGGACATCGTTAGTACCATACATGCGAGCATTTTTCCCTTCGAAGGGACACTAAACGTACACAAAATGCTAACAGGACTGCAACGGTTTCGTTTCATCAGGCGCTACAGCGTGCGCGGGGTTAGGTACATCGAAGTCGTTAAATTCACAAAACACCAATCTTGTCATGTTAATGAAGCTCAGTCGATTATACCACCACCGCGAAAAAAGAAAGCACCAGGTAGAGCACCGTGCTCAGCACCAGAGTCTGCACCGTGCTCAGCACCCCCAAAGGCAGTGCAGAGCCCGCCGACTTCTTCTTCTACTTCTACTTCTACTTCTACTGATACTTCTTCTTCCCGGCCCGGGGCCGGAGAAGACGGTTTCACAAAAAAAAGGGAAGAAGCTGCTTTCGCAAATGTTCCGAAGGAGGTTGTCGAGCGAATCCGGAACGAGACCAACTCCCAAGAAGAATTCACCGAGATTTTACTGAAAGAATATCACAGGCGGCATCCGGAGGGAGAAGGTGGGGGCTAATGCCAAAAAACGATTCTGTAAGTACCCGGGCTGCACAAACCAGGTCGGCCCACGAAAACACTTCTGCAGTAAATGTCTACCATTACACAAGAGAGACTGGCGCCAGGAAGATTATGAGCGCCACAAAAGCTCCGACAGAGAAGACCGGACACGACGCCGCGAGCACGCTCGTCGACAAGAACAGAAACAACTGGAAAAGCTCGGCATGGAGAGAAATACGAGGATCACAGCCTACAGCCTGCAACGACTACCACCGGAGCAGTTCGTGGTCGTGGCGAATCGGATCATCAAGGGTGAGACGAAACTGATCTTATAGCACAAACCAGGAGGTCAAAAGGCCATGGACGGCCTACATCAAATCAGAATCTACGGCGAACCACAGCCGTTTCCAAAAAAAGAGACGGCGATAGTCCAAACGAAACATGGTAAGCCGAGACTTATCCCGGTCGATCGAGATTACCGCACGCGCACGGATCCCGAGACCGGCCGTAAGGTCAAGTACGATCGAGGTCACAAACGGGCCTGGATGGATCACGTTGCCAAGTCAGTGCTGGCCTATATGGCCGAAAAGGGACTCGATGAGTTTCCACAACATCATCCGGTGGCTATAGGAACGCTGTTTTTCGTGACCCAGGCCAACGGCAACAAGCTACCGCTGCCGGCTCAGAAACCGGATGAAGACAACCTGGACTATGCGATCAAGAACGCTCTGAGCGCACAGAAAGACCGGCCGGGTCTGTATCACGACGATTGCCAGGTGGTTATGCGGCTAATGCCGTCGGGTATGATCTGGGCCACGAAAGAAGAACCGCCCGGTGTGCTCATCACCTTCGCCGACTTCTACGACGTCCATGACCAGCTCGGCGAGTTCGATCCACTGAAAGAGTTTTCGAAACAGGAGGAATTGATCTAATGCCAGGTAAGTACTGGGACGCGACCTGGAACCCGGTCACTGGCTGTACGCCGGTGTCGAAAGGGTGTGATAACTGCTGGGCCCGATCGATGGCCCGCCGATTCAAGCAGGACTTCTCGGTGACGATGCACCCTGATCGGCTGAAGAAGATCCCAGGCGGAAAGCCGAAGCGGATATTCGTCTGTAACACCGGCGATTTATTCCATGAATCAGTCACGTTCCCGGTTATCGACCACCTGTTTTGTGAGATGTTAAAGGCGCCAGGAAGCCACCGGTTCTTAATCCTAACCAAACGAGCCGAACGCATGGCCGAGTATTTCCAATGCCGGGACCTGACCAAGAATCGGAAGTTCTGGTTCGGTGTCTCAGTTGAGGATCAGCAGACAGCCAATGGTCGGATCCCTTGGTTGCTGGATATGCCGGTGGCCGTGCGGTGGGTCTCGATCGAGCCGATGCTGGGGCCGGTCGATCTGAGCGGGGTCGACTGCTCTGCTTGGGAGACGAGGACGTTTGTTGATCCGCTTCGTGGGGAGATAATCGCGGACTCCGACCTGGAGATGGTAGGGCAACCGTGTGAGGGCATTGACTGGATCGTTCTCGGCGGCGAATCCGGCATAAAGGCCAGGCCGATGAAAGCGGATTGGGCTCGCAAAGTCAGGGACGACTGTAAAGCGGCCGGGGTGCCGTTCTGGATGAAACAAATGGCCAGGGGGGAGCTGATACCGGAAGACTTGAGGGTTAGGGAGCTGCCGGGGTGAACGGCGAGCAGGTGACATACGAATTCCTGGCCAGGCATGCGAACCAGTGGCTCTCGACCAGCGATATGCTCAGAGGCACCGGATTGCACCGGTTCAGCGAGTATATCCGACGGCTCAGGCGTAAAGGTCACGATATCACGACAGTCAGGCATGGAAAGTTGAGCTATTACAAGCTGGTCTCCACGGGCCAGGCCGAATTAAACCTGTAACACCGAGGGGGTGATACCATTGGATTAGGATAAAACGCCAAAAGCAGAGAATTAACCATCACTCGTCGAATTGACGGAGACGCTATCCAAGCTCGGCCGGCACAAGGTCGGCCGGGCGAAAAATTTAAGGAGTTAATTACTATGACAGTCGAGGAAGTTACCCGCGTGGATTGTAATCGGGCCGTCATGGCGTTAGCTGAAGCCGGATATTTAGTTGATAAACATCAGTTGCCACCCGAGACGGAGCCGGCGACGGACATTGTACTGAAAGCTATCAAGGCAGGCAGACCCTAACCCAGCAGAAGGCGAAAAATCACAGACAGCGAAAAATTCCAGAATTTGTATAGTTACCTATGTCGCGAGATGTCGCTGTTCGCAGCAAAGGAAAGCCTGATCGTAATGAGCCGGATGCCCGAAAGTGGTGGGTTTATATCCAGTGGATTACCGGCGTCCGCACAGCAGAGCTGGCGGCGCAACTAAAGGTCAACCAGAGGACTATTCAGCGATGGATCGATCAAGTCAAGATGCAGCTCGAGGCCGTGCCGGAATTCGATCGAGCCCAGGACTACATGGAGGATATGGTCAAGCCGGCCATGCAGGTGTATCGGATGCACCTGGCCAAGGGCAACTGGCGAGTGGCGACGAAGATCCTCGAGCGGTTCGGCCTGGCCGGCCAAGTTCAGGACCGGGGCGACTCCATGTACCGAAAGACCGATATCGAGCTCCTGGTGGAGGTACTGACGCTTGTCCAACAATCAGGTGACAGCCGAGCTCTTGGAGAAGTTAGGAGACTTCTCGTTAAGTCTTCCACGACAAGTGAGGCGCGTACTCCAGCGAAACACAGTCGAGCTAAAAAGAAGAAGACGTGAAGAACGGATTCGATATTGGAGACCGACCGAGCCACCGTTCAATGACCAGAAGGCCGCTTATGAGTGCACGCGGAAGTTTCAATATGTTGGAGGCGGTAACCGATCAGGGAAGACCGAATTAGGATGGGCAAAGGCATACGATTTCTGCATGGGGCGCCACCCGACGCTTTCCCCAGACCGACCGCCACCGGTGTTCGGTCGATATTGCGGTACCACCTGGGAAGACGGCATCAAAGAAGTAATCCTCAAGAAGGCCCAGAGCATGACCAGGCGTGCAGACCTATACGGGGGATCCTGGGACACGGCTTGGAGCGAGAAGTCACGCACGCTGACCTTCTGCCTGGACGGAGACATCCGAGTCAGGGGCTCACAGATTCGGTTCTACACGTACGAGCAGAAGCTCTCCACCTACGGGGGCGACGATCTGGACTTCGTGATAATGGACGAGCACGGCATAAAGGCCTACTTCAACGAGAACATCGCCCGTCTGGTCGATCGAGACGGCTGGATTCTACTGACCGAGACGCCAGAGTGCGGCATCACCTGGGAAGACGAGGAAATCCTGCAGCGAGCGATCGACATGGACCCGGACTACGGGGTGTGGATATTCGACTCGGAGCTCAATCCGCATCTGAGCAAGAAAGGACTTCAGGCTCTCATAAAAACGGTCGGCAAAGATTCGGAGCTCTACAAGGCGAAGATCAAAGGGCAGATGGTCGCGCTACAGGGATTGGTGTACCCGATGTTTAAGGAACAGACTCACGTAATCCAGGAGTTCGAGATCCCGACGTCAAAACGCTGGCATCGCCAGTGCATCATGGACGCCCACAAGAAGAAGGGGTGTATGCTGCTGTGGTTGGCCTGGAGCCCCGATCGGAGCCACGTCTACGCCTATCGGGAGGCAACCTGGAAACCAAACAAAGGAGGCATCGAGGACCTGGCTGCTTTCATCCGGGCAAAGTGTGCTGGCGAGAAAATCAACGATTGGATTATGGATGAGTCCCTGGGCGGGACACCAAAGCCAGGGGAGTATGACATCTTCGGGCTCGAGGGTGTCATCGATCAACTAAACGACCTGGGCCTGCCTTTTGTCGGCACGAACGTCAATTCCGATAAGGCAGTCGAGGCTGGCATCATAAAGGTTAAGCAGTTCCTGCGTGTGGATCCGGTCACGGGTGATACCAGGCTGAAAATCTTCCAATGCTGCACCACGCTGATTAAGCAACTACAGATTTATCAGTACCGAAAAGAGAAGCCGGCCGACGAAGAAGTCTATCGGGAGCTGATAAAAAAGATCAAAGATGATTTTCCGGACGATCTTCGATATGGCATTATGGCTGAACCATCGCCATTGATGCCCGAGCCACAGAAGATGGACTATGACCTTGATACGGGAGCGCCGTTATATCCGCAGGATCCTGACGGCGGCCCGGAGTTTGATTTGGAAGTATAGGAGGAACAATGAATTGGATTGAGGCTACTTATTACCTCGAGGCGGTGGATCATCCGGAGTCAGAGGCCTTCTTTGGCAGGCGAGCGATCACTTTACCGCACATCAACAATAAGGACGCTCGAGTAATGATGAGTGAAGAAGGCAAGGCTTGCTGGTTTGCCTATAAAGAGGCGCCGGCTGGTACTCCTGTCTCGTTAGTTGAGCGAGCGCGAGATGATTGGAGGCCCTACACCGATAGGGCCTCAGCTCATCAACCCGGCCAGAAGATTCCAGTATTGCACCCCAACTACAAGGGCCCGACCAAAAACCTCAGCTACCGGGAGGCCCTGGCCGCCCTCGATCGACTGCCGCCCGGGAGCTACGCGGCCAGGCTGCCGGAGTACGAAGATCATTGTTGCATGATCCTAAGCAAGAGCGATGCGAATGAGAGCAAGGGTCTTTACATGGATCACAATTTTGCGAAGGATGAACCGCCACCGGCCACCAAGCCGCGGCCGCCGATCTCCGTTATTCCGATCCCACGGCACGAACAGGAGCGCCACGATTGGATGGTGTTCAAGGTGGACAAATACTGGCCGCCCAGGAACAGGCGGGAGGAAGCGGTTCAACTCATGGTGGACGCGAGGAACATTCTGAACGAGCTCGAGATCGAGAAAGGCGAAGATGTCCGAGCTCAGGTCGGCTGGCTTACCCAGGCGATCTACTACATACCACCACCGAAAAAGGAGGAAACGGACCATGCGTAGCTACAGAAAGCGACCGATCGTGGTCGAGGCTGAGTTGTTCGATCCCGGCTGTCTCGACGGTTGGTCAACACCCGTCTATAAAGACAACGATTGGCCTACTGGTTGGGCGGTCGATACGCTCCACGGGCCGGTGTCGGTCGCTCCAGGCGATTATGTCGTGATGGAACCTGACGGCAAACACGCTTATCCGGTGGCGCCAGATATTTTCAAGGCCACCTACGACCCGGTGGAGGAGTAGGGAGTGGGAGGGTGATAGTTGTACCGTCGTATATTTACGAACTTGTGGCGAAACACTATCCACACTTATTGCCGAGTTTGGTTGAATACACGTCAGACCCGGTGGAGGATCAGGCATGAAGCTCATTGACCGACGTATTTGCAAGCCCATCGCTCTCAAAAACTTCAATGGGCTCTTAGCCCCCGGCGACGTTGGGGTCCATCGCGATAAGCAGGGCCGGTTCATAGAGTTTGTAGTATTTGAGGACGACACGTCGGCAGTTGCTCTGATCGATGAGAACGACGCCCTGCACTACGCCGAAGTGATGAGAGGGAATTATGGTTAAATCAGAATTGAAACAGGCTCTCCGGCTGGACCCACGGCGCCAGAGAGGTCGGAAGTGTTGGGACTGCCTTCACCTTCTCGATTACTACCCAAAGTCGACCTGGCCGATCAGTTGCGGGCGCCAGGTTGACGATGATACTAATTGCCGACCTGACGGCACCGCCGACCCTTCCGTTCTGGCTCAGCAGTTTCCCGAAGGCAAGATCCGCGAAGACGCGGACTGCCCGTACTTCGAGGGTGATTACGACGTTGGGTATAGCACCTTCCGCATAGAGGCGGCGGCCAGAGAGGGAGTTATACCGTCGCACTACAAGAACAGGCCCTCGATGCTGCTTCGGAACACCACTGACTACAACGAAGTGGCGATGATGAGGCCGCCGAAGTGATGAGAGGGAACTATGGTTAAACCCAGACCGATGAGCCCCTTGGAGCGGGTCTCCGGCCGAACGATCAAAGGATTCAAGGAGCTTCTCTGTGATATTGAGTGGCCGAAGATTCTATTGGATTTCACCTGGCGCGGTCGTCGTTATGTTTTGCTGTTCGGAAGGCATCGACCCGGTGTCTACTTGGGCCGGACAGGACATAGGTTAGGCTTCGCTTTCGAATGGATAAGTTTCGACCTGGACCTCTGGTGGTGGTGGCTTTCGCTGCATACGCACACGCTTCGTTATTTAACGCGCTGCCGCCGACAGGCACCAAAATGATAAGTTTCTTCGACATGCCGGAGCACCACGCCAGGATAACCGGTATCTACGATCCGGTCCTTCCCGCCAACTGGCTCGAGGCTCTGCTTGACTGCCTGGCGCCCCGCAAGATCGGTGACTTCCAGGGTATCGGCTTCTTTGTGGATCCGCTGTTGGAGGCAAATACGTTCGAGATCCGCGACAGCCGGGGTGTCGTCGTCGGTCGCTTCAAAGTGAAAGGCTGATATGACCTTCAACTACGACGAGGGATATGTCCCGCCGCCTCAGAACGTCCACTACTACGCCATGGACATTGTGCTGCATGCGATGGTTATGCAAGTGATTGTCAAGGCGGTAGAGTATTGTATGGGCAAGGACAGACCGAAGGACCCGGGCCCGTCTATGCTAAATCCTGTCTTCACGCCCGATCGTGTATGGCTGCCGTGGCCCGCCTATCTCAGGATGCGGCAGGAGATGGCTCAAATGAAGCCGACGGAGGAAATCAACCTGTACGGCCCGGAATCCATCGACTTTGAGGATCTGGCCGTCCTCGAGGTTGTGGCCTACGTTCCAGAACCAAAGTTCCACAATAAGATGCTGTTAATGTCGACCAAACCGGTTTTCTAACTTCAAGGAGGAATTGACGATGAAGATCAAACCCCTGAGCGAGTACATAGTCGCAAAGGTTCTGGACGCACCCAGGATGACCCAGGGCGGACTGCATCTGCCGGACAGCGCCCAGGCCAGGGAACAGACGAGAGCTGAAGTCCTCGAGGTTGGTCCCGGCCGCATGAACGAGCAGGGCGACGAGCTGCCGATGCGCGTCAAGAAAGGCGATCAGATCATCTTCGGCGACCTGGCTGCGGCCAAAGTGACCCTGGACGGCGAGGAATATCTGATTCTCAGAGAAGCTAACGTCATGGCCGTTGTCGGCGGAAGGGAGTAGCTCTATGTGTAGCAACAGTGAAGAACCCCTGCCGACACCCCCGCATGTTCTAAAGAAGTTCGGGCTGGATGTGGTTGACGACGACAATCGCCTGCACAGGGTCAGAGTTGGGGAGAATCAAGAAAACGGTAGGTATGCCATCCTGGACCCTCGGCTACCATCTGATCGTCGCGAGTATCTCTATCGGGTCATTCCTCTACCAACTGCCAGGCTATTCTGGATAGAGCGAGTGATGCAAGAATGTGAGGACGTCCAGGAATATCTGTCCAGATTATACAACGCGACAATCGCCGTGGAAGACGCCCAGGATCTTGAATGGACCGATCCGATGAACCCGAAAAATCCCCCCCTTGACGAATCCTGATCCTATCGTATCGTCTGGTGTCGATCGGGTGAAATTCCTCATCCGCTGTTGACACTGATGCTGCATGGCCCTGGTGGTTTTGCCCTTCTTTTTTCCACTAGGGCCTTATTTTTGCCTAAATCTGAAAAATCCCCCCCTTGACAGATTCTCAGATTGTGTTATAGACCGATCAGAGCAGCCTCAGTGTCGCCAGAGCAGCCTAAGGACTTGCGACTATGGCGACTGAAGTATCTACAGGCCCCACCAATCGGACAGTCAGAGACTGGCTGCAAATCAAGCAGGAACCCGAGAAAGTTATTCGGGCTCGCTACGAAATGTCGAAGCGGGCTCTCTCCGAGCGTCACGCCCGATGGCGCAAGATCAGAAACGCCTACCATGGCTACGTGGCCGACACGGCCAAGCAGAAGGGCCGGGCCAATTTCCATTATCACAAGATATTTCCGCTGATCGAGATGGAAGCGGCCCGCTTCATGCTCAATTACTTCCGCCATGATCCGTTTGTCACCGTCACCCCGACCAATTCAGAGACAGTCGAATCGGCCCAACGCCATGAAGAAGTGATCCAGCACTACCTCGAACACTGCCCGAGCTGGTACCTCGAGAAGCTCCGCCTGGTCAAATATACCGGGCTCTACGGCTGCGGCTTCGAAATGCCGAGCTGGCGGACGACCAAGCGGAAGGTCCGCAAGAACGTCAATATCACCATGGCCGGCACCGTGGTCGGGACCGACCAGGTTGAAGTCGAGGACGTCGTATATGACGGTCTGTGGTTCAAGACGATATCGCCGACCGATGTTTTCCCGTACCCCTATGCCGCCAACATTTCGACCGTGCCGTGGGTGGTGGTGGTCGAATTCGTGCATATCCAGGACATTCTCGATCGCGCTCAGCAGGGGATATTCGACGAGGCCCAGGTCAACAAGATCCCGCTGAACGGACATCTGCAGGAAGAATGGGAATTCCGGCGCCACTACAGCGACCTGGGGCATTCGACGCCCGACAGCGACGAGGAATTGATCTGCCTGCAGCACATGTTCACGCGCGATCGGTTTCAGACCCTGGCCAACGACAAAGTAGTCATTCGCGACGAGCCCAACATCTTCTGGCATGGCGAGATTCCCATGGTCCAGGGCGTCAAGACCCTCGATCCCGACAGCTTCTGGCCGATCGGCTCGGGCTGGCCCAAGATGCCCAATCAGAAGATGCTCAGCCTGTTCATGAATACCATGATCGACAACGTGCTCTCGAGCCAGTGGCAGTCCTGGAAGTACAAGGCCGGTCGGGTCAACCCCAATTATCTCCTGTCCATGCCGAATCACCGGATCCCGGTCAAGGAGATGGACGACGTTGAAGTTATCCAGCCACCGGAGATGAAGCAGGATATTGCCCTGCTGAAAACCATGGTCGAGGCCGGCGACGATGAGCTTATGGGCTATTTCGGGGCTCAAAAGGGCTACTCGCAGCAGAGGCAGACGGCCACCAGCGACGCCATATTCCAGTCCGAAGGCAACCAGCGGATTCAGTACGACGTGATGACCCTCGAGAACCTGACCTTGATTCCCGAGGCCAGAATGATATCGAAGCTCGTCCAGCAATTCATGCCGGAGGAAATGGACGTCCGGATCAACGGACCGGGCGGGTATCAATTCCACCGGCTCAGCGCCGACCAGGTGCGCGGCGAATTCGATTTCAAGGCCCAGGGATCCTCAGAAGCCCTCAACCGGGCTGTCGTGCAGCAGCAGTTGATCGAGCTGTACGAGACTTCCAAGGATGCCGTTCAGCACGTCCAGATGGGCGACGGCACCATCGTTCCGGTCCCGGTCCTCGATGCCTACCAGGCACTCAAGGAGCTCTACGAGGGCTACGGCCGGCGCAACACCGACAAGCTGCTGTATCGTCCGGAGGTCTTCGGTCTCCCTCTCAACAACGAGCTGCTTAACAGCTACGGTCTGCCGTCGATCCCGGGTCTCGATCAGCTTCAGCGCAATCCGCAGACCGGCGCCCTTAGAAATCAGCAGAGCGGCGGTACTCCGCTGCAGAACATGGGCCGCTCGACCAACGTGACGGACATCACCAGGCGTGCGAACGCTCAACCAATGATAGCGAGTGCGATCTAATGGCCAAGAAGGGGAAGAGAAATTGGGCGATGCAGGAATTCGCCAAGGTGATGCCGCCGGTGAACGTCAGCCAGGAAGAATGGGACCGGATCTTTCCCCCTGAGCGTCGAGCTCCTGGCCCAACGAAAGAGCAGTTTGACTCTGTGCTGGGACTAAGCGGCAGGCCGCCACTGATCGATATACTCGAGGGAGCTCCCCTGTCATGAAGCGCCCATTTATCAGATACCTCGAGGGTGACGGCGACACCAAGTATTTTCGGTGGATAGACGCCTACCCCGAGACGATCGTCCAGCCGGATGATTCCAAGGAAGTGCAGCTCCAGAAGCTGCGCCGAAAACTGGCGATCATGTCCTCTGTCTCTCAACTGCTGACCTATGAGCCCTGGCTGGTTCTGCAGGAGCTTTGCTTGGCCACGCTCGCCACCAACGAAATCGAGCTGCACGACGCCCTGGACCGTGGGGATAAAGCCACGGAACTGAGATTAAGAGCAGAATTTAGGGGCATCACGGGCCATTTCCAGATGGTCAATGGTGTCACCGAGACAATGGAAAAGATTCAACAAGAAATCTCTGACATCGAGACTGGGATCGACCCTCAGTCTGAAATACAGGAGAACACGAAAGTATGATCTTTCGACTATTCCACCCAGGCGACGGCTCCGGTTCGTCCGAAGCCACCGACCCGAATGAGCCAGGATCAGGATCCGCAGCCGGAAGCGATTCTGAATCTCTTGACTATTTCGGTCTTGGTGATGATGGCGAAGCGGCCGACCCGTCGTCGGCGGAGGACGGCTCTAAACCGCCGGAATCGGCCGACCCGCCGAAAGAGCCCCCTGACGGCAAGGATGGGACGACCTCTGAAGACGGCTCCGAGAAGGATGGTGACAAAGGCCAAGAGCCGAAGAAGCTCGCCGGGAAGTACGACACTCTCGAAGCTCTCGAGGCCGGCTATGGCAAGTTGTTGGCGCACTCCAAGGGTCTTGAGTCTGAAAACAAGACCTATCGGGAGCAGCTCGCCGATCTGACTGCCAAAGTCCAGGAGATCGAGAAGAATGCGGGAGCAGACCCGGGGCGGACCCCCCAGGCGCCGGAACTCTCCGACGAAGCCAAGGCGGCTCGCCAGGAACTTGAACAGGTCCTCGGTGACGATGGCATGAATGCCCTGGACAAGTTTCTGAAGGCAGTAACACCAAGAACCGACACCACCGAACTTGAGGAAATCCGCAACAAGCTGGCCAAGGCCGAGAGCCGGGACTTCGAACGTGAACTTGCCGAAAGGCGTCCGGACTCCACTGACAGCGATGTTCAGGCAGAAATGCAGAAGATCGCTAAGGAGATGGAGGACCCGAAGAACGCTGAGGATCACTACTACACTTCCGGCCTCATTGTCGATGCTGCCAAGGGCCGCATGCTCGATCGTCTGATCGATCGAGGTGTTGCTTCCAAGCTGAAGACGCTCTCCAAAGAGGAAAAGGCCAAGCTGCTCGCGGGTAACCTTATGCTCGGTGCCAATGCCGGAGGCAAAGGCGGAGGCGGAGACAAAGCTCCCGACCCAAAGAGGAAAGAGCAGCAAGAGGCATTCTTCGACGATCAAAAGCAGTTGATGCCCCTGTAGTCTCGGCTTCCTTCTGAGCTGCCGGCTTAGGAGGTACAGCCTGTGCCCGACTATCTTCAGGGACGGCAAACCACCGTCCATATCAACCAGGCCGAGCGCGAGGTTGATATACCGCGAGAACTGGAGTGGTTGCGGCCTGACAACGCTCCCCTGGTCAAACTGACCAAGGGTGGCGGGGCCAAGGGCAAACTCCCGATAAAGAAAGACGTCACGATGAATCCGGAATTCAAGTGTCTTGAGAAAGAGCCACATGGAGTCTGGACGGCGATCAACAATGGCACCGGCTATACGGCCGGTGACACCGACTTCATCCTGGATGCGGTCGCCCATTTGATCGTCGGTGACGTTCTTCAGATCATCGGGGGTGAGGTAGTCCAGATCACGGCCATTACGACCACTACGAGCACCGTCACGGTGACCCGTAGTATCGGACCGACCGCGGCTGGTTCTATCACCGACAATACACCCGTCTACACTATCGGCCACGCTTCGGAGGAAAACTCCGATATCCCGACCATTAACAAGGTCAAGAACCGTGACCGGACGAACTATACGCAGATTTTCCGCGAACCGTTCGGGCTGTCCCGCACGCTGGCCAAATCGGCCCTCTATCAGGGCAAGAAACGGCCGGAGATGCGGCGCGAGGCCTTCCTCGAGCACGAACGAGACCAGGAACGTGCGTTTCTGTTCAGTGAACCGGCAGAAGATACCACCGGCGGTCCCAATGGCGAAGTGATTCGCTATACCGGTGGCGTCAACTACTGGATCACGTCAGGCGGGGGTTACACGATGACGGCAACCACGACGTTCACCAAAACAGACTGGACGACTTTCTGTCAGAATGCCTTCGAGTACGGCAGCGAGACGAAAGTCTTCGTCTGTGCGCCTCTGCTTATCTCCATGTTCGACTACTGGAAGGACAACAAGCTGGAGATGAAGCCGAGTGAGTACACGTATGGGATAAAGGTCGCGACCTGGGAGAGCGGCCATGGGACCGTCCTCATCATACGTGATCGTGAGTTGAGAAACTCGCCGGCCGGTGATGGCTCTGGCTACGGCGGAACCGGATTCATGCTCGATACCGAGAACATCGGTTATCGCTATCTGACTGATTCTGATACCAAGCTCCGCGAGAATATCATAATCAACGGTAAAGATGGCTGGACCGATGAGTATCTGACCGAGTGTGGTCTGTTCCTGTCGCTCCCGGAGACCCATTCCAAGTTAGCGGGGATCGCGACTTACAGTTGATCTGACCTAAAGGCGCCTGGGGTAATCCCGGGCGCCTCTCTTAAAGGAGATGACATGGCGAAGAAAATCTACTGCTCAAAAGACCGCAGGATGGATATCGTGCGGAAGCAAACTGACAAGCACGGCAACGAGGTTCCTCTGCCCCCGTTCACGTTCCGTGACTACAAGCTCGAGCTCGAGGACGAGGATCTGCAGAAAGAGCTCGAGGGACTGACCGGTAGCGACGGAAAAGAGCTACTCGGCAAACTGTATTTCGAGGTCGAGGTCCCGCCCCAGGTGCAGACGACCGAATACACCCAGGGGCCGGCAACTACGGCCAGCGTCAAGACTGCCGGCATGACAGCCAAGGAAAAGCAGGCCCTGACGCGGGCGAAGAAGAAACAGCAGGAGGGCAAGGAGCTCACCGAGACCGAAGCGGCCGCGGTCAAGAAGGCCGAGGCCTCGATGCCCGAGGACATCAACGAGGCGAGCCACGATGGGGAGTAAGATTGTCGGATTGGACGGTCGGCCGGTTGCAAAGCCGAAGACCGTCCTTATCTGCATCCCTTATCGAGACCACATGGGGGAGACTGCCGTTATGCTCATTGAGCAGCTCCAGGCAATCGGCATCCCGGGCTATCGCACGATCATGCGGAAGAACAACTCGACCGTGATTGTCCTGACCCGCAACGACATGATTGTCGACGCCCCGAATATCAACTATGACTTCCTCTTTTTCATCGACGACGACGTTGGCTTTCCCCTGGACGAGATGAACACGATGTATGAGGTCGAGGGGCCCAACGATCGTATCATCGCGGTTCCGAAGATGATCTATCTTATCAAGCGGATCCTCGACCACAACAAGGATATCTGCGCCGGTTACTATTGCGGCCGAAGCCGCCCCCACCTGCCGATGGTATTCAAGTTCGATCGCGGCTCGGACACGCTGTATGAGCATATCCTCGAGCCGCCCGAAAGCGGTCTGCATGAGGTCGATTCCGTGGCTACCGGGTTCCTCTGTATCAAGAAGAAGGTCTTCGAGAAGTTCCGCGAGCAGTTCGAGACCAGGGTCAAAGCCGGAAGGCAATTCGAACAGTGGAAGGAAGCTAACGGGCTGAAAAAGCTGCCGAAACCGGTGCGCGAGTATATCGAGGCATCTAGGCTTAATATCTTCCAACCGTTCTGGCTCGACTATGTGTACGATCCGTTCTACGATCAGTGGCGTCACATGGGCGAGGACACCTTTTTCTGCCGGGAAGCGAAACGCCTGGGCTTCAAGATATGGGTCGATTTCGACGTGAATGTCGGTCACCAATACGAGCGGTTCATCACGGCCGATCAGTATCGGTATGCCTACATGAACGAGGCCAAGGGACAGAAGGCCAAGGAAATCGAGGAACAGAAGGCGAGGCTGAAGCAAAAGCAGGAGGCGAAAGCGAAGAATGGCTGAGAAGGACGATCTGATTCAGATTATTCAGATGAAGGTCCAGGACCTGAGCTCTGAGTACATTCCGCACATCGAGACGGCGCTGAAGCTCGTCTGGGCCACGGTGGCGAGCTATTCCGACTGGTGGTTCATGCGATCGCCCGAGCCGCAGCCGATCAGCCTGACGGCCGGCGAGGACACCTACGTCGTCGACAACACGGATATCGGCAAGATGCTGCATATCGCGAATGATGCGAACCGCAAGCTGTGGATCTATAAGGGGCGCCAGGCCTTCGACGCCTACCGGGAAGGAACCTCGGACAGCTCAACCGGGAACACTCAAGTCTTCACGGACTTGGGACTCAAGAGAAAGAAGCGGGTTATTCAGATATACCAGCCGCCCTCGGCTGTCTCGACGGTCTATCTGCATTATCAGCGCAAGGGAACGATCGACAATTTGAACCTCATGCCGGACGAATGGGCTTTTGTCCTGGTCCATGGTGTTATGTCGCTGATTGCGCCACCCCAGGAAGTCAACCAGGCCTTCTGGAAAGCTCTCTGCTACAAAGAGAGCAAGATGTTCGAGGGCTGGCTAATGGAGATGAAGCGCCTGGTCGAGCCGGCATCGGATGAGGAAGAAGAACTGATCCTCGACAGCCTCACGAAAGACCGGCTCCAGGAGATCGATGACCTATGAACAGACTCCTATTCATTATCCTGTTGCCGCTGATCCTGCTTGGCGGCGCCAAGGCCGAATCACTCGGTCAGGTGATCCAATCGGTCTACAACCGCGGCGTCTACTTCGACCAGGACCGCTTCGATACCGTGGTCATTATGGACTTTGCCAATGACACACAGGAGCTCATCGCTACGATCGGGAAGACCAACCAGGCCGAGACAACGATCGTCCTGGGAGACGATCTGTCGTATGCCTTGCCGTCCGATTTCTATTTAATTCACTCGGTCATTATCAACGCTGACCCAACGCTCGATTCGGATAGTCCCAGGCGGAGGCGGAAGTCCTTGAAGTACGTTCCGTATGAGGATTTTGGAAACAGCTACGCAGTCGGCTCCGATCGACCGGCCGATTACTCGATCTGGGCCGACAGCGTGAAGTTACACAAAGGATCGGACACCGGCGAAGACAGCCTGTTTGTAGGATATTTCCGGCATGCAACGGCTATGACCGACACCGCGGACGCCGTGGATCTGCCCCAGGCTTATATCGCGATGCTCAAGGATATCGTTATTCAAATGTGCCTGAACCGGATCACCTTTCCGAACCAGAGCCCCAAAGAAGAAGCCTTAACTCTGACCGCGATGGTTACCGAGGCCTTGCTGGGCCGGAGGGGGGATCAGTGAAGCTCGTCCTGACTACCCTGGTCATTACGGCAGTCGTCACCACGGCTGCAATACCATCGCTCGCGCAGGGAAGAACCCCGGGGAGTCTATACGACTTCTCGGGGGGAATGAATACCAGCTCGGACTGGTCACTGGTGGCCGACAACGAGGCGTATCAGTGCCGCAATATACTCCTGGACGTGGTGATCGGGGGAATGAAGCTCAGAAACGGCTTCCATGCCGTAACCGACAGCCTGGCTAATTACACACGCATCTGGTCACTCCACACGCACAAGTTCATCGATCGACAAGGCTTTCTGTTCCAGGTGGTCGAAAGGGACACGGTAACGCAGCTTTGCGATCTATTTGTGTCTGCACCTTTTGGACTGGATATAACCGATTCTCTCGGGTCCTATCTGTATCCGACCGGCGGGGGCTGGCTGAGCTGGCTCGACGCTCAGTATTATTTCAACGGCAAGAATCGATCGAAAGTGGTGGCCGGCGGTCCGGAAGACTTCACGCTCTACGACATGGTGCCCCTGGCACCGGGCCAGCCGGACGCCTTTCCGATAGCTGAATCGGGCAATCTCGAGGGTGAGTACATCTATGGAATCATCACCGAGATTCCATGCAGTACCGACGTTATGGCCTCGAGACCCGGTACCCTGTCTGAGCCGATTGTCGCCAAGGGAGAGAAGATCGGCATCCGGAATTTCTATCCGATCACTCCCGACAGTACCTGTTCCAATCCTGGGGCAACGATCTGGTTCTGGATTGTTCGAACGAAAGCCAACCGGGTAGATTTCGACGACGACAGCCTCTGGATTGTCGACTCGATTCTCAGGCCGAACACCGAGACTGACAGCATCTTGTACGTCGACAATGTTGCTGACGGCTCTCTGGGCCCGCTCTGGGGCGAGATGCACGATCTCCGCGGCGACGGTTCCGGCGACAACCGGTGGGCCTACTATTACTGGTCGTATTATGCTCGTCACAATCAGGCCCATGCGCCGGGCAGCATGACATTTCTCGCCGGCGACACCATAATATCATCGCCGGGACACTATGTGCTTGGAACCGACACCGCTTTTGGAGAGTACGACCACGAATTCAACCTCTATACCTGGACGCTCCTGAACGAAAAGACTGGAGCGCAGTCTGACACCGCGGCCGTGCTGGTCCTCTATCAGCCAGGCGCACCGGCCAACGACTCGACCTACGAAAACATCACCCTGGGCATCCCCGCGGCGCCTTCGGAAGACTTCGCCAGGATCATCTACCGAGCACATTATATCGCCGGTTATTCTCCGGATGAATTTGAGGATCAGAACAACAAGTACCGGCGCTGGCAGCTCCAGACGTTCTACCCGCTCGACACGATACGAGCTGAGAATTGGGACACCACGATCTTTGTGGACACGACACCGCCGGCGACGCTCGAGACGAACCGGTCAGGATACGAGAGGAAGATCCCGCCCGGCATTTTTAAGGGAGCTATTATCCATGAATCAAGAATGTTCGCCTGGAACGATTACCGGTTGTATGTCAGCGACGCCGACACCGCTGCGGCCTTCCCCTATTTCAATAACGTCGAATTTGACCTTGACGACGGCGATCGAATTATTTCATGCGCTTCCTTTGAGGGGTACGTTGTTGTTTACAAAACGAATTCCATCTGGCTGCTCTACACCAGCGACGGCACCGTCTACGATCGCGTGAAAGCGAGCTTCGGGGTCGGCATGGTCTCGGCCAGGAGCTTCTCGAGGTACCACGGCGACAACATCTACCTGGGCCTCGATGGCATCAATTTCGAATCGGACAGCCGGTACCGATCGCAGAAGGCCGATCGAACCTTCCTTTCCGACCCGATCAGGAACATTCTCTTGCGGGATCCGGAGAATATGATTGATGCCGCCGGACTGGTCGTTGGTGACCGTTATTGGCTGTCATACCCAGGTAGTGACAGTTGCTGGACTTTCTTCTTCAAGACCGGCGCCTGGGGGCTGTCTGATTTCGACTTCTACCAGGGCATCTTGTACGATACGCTGGACCGGGACGAGTACACGACCTATCGCGACTTTTTGTTCATAAAGGATGATGATGAGAGGATCTTCCATTTTTCGGAAACCGATTCGACGGACGACGGCGCCAGTTTTGTCGGCGTCTGGGAAAAGAGGCATGTCGCCCGTAACCCGTGGGAACAGCAGACGATCAGCTCGATGGTTTTACAGCAAACCTCGAACGTGCCGGCTACCGATTCCGTCCTGGTTTATTTGACCGACGAGAACGGCGACAGCCTGGCGGTTGTGACGATCGACTCTCTCGATCAGATATACCGAAAAAAGCGAATCCTTTCGGCCGACAACGGGACTTTTCATCATCTCAACCTGAAGATAGAGGCCTTGAACAGGCCGGACATGGTGATAAACGCACTGGATCTTGATATCAGGCCAGCAGGGCTGGATTAGCAGGAGGATATAGTCATGGCAGCTCCGGAAAAGAAAAAATCATGGTGGGAGAAGGCTGGAGATTTCGTCAGTAATCCGATCGTTTCAGGTGTCACTGGCGCTGTCGGCGGTGCTCTTTTCGGCGATCGCCAGAGAGATTGGGAGGAAACGAACCGGGCCGCCATGAAGACCTACGGTAAGGGGTTGCGGCGAGGCATCACCGAGGCTGACGTTATGCGAATGCTGCCGATCTTTCGGAAAGCCATGGCGCCATACATTCGTGGTGCGGCCGGCTCCGCCTCGGCCAAGTTCGGGTCTCGCTCCAGCTATGCACAGGGAGCAGCAATCAACGCGGCCAACCAGGCGATCAGCCCTTACGTGGCCAGCTCATTCCAGGACCGGCTGAGAAACAACCAGGCTAATCTGAGGCTGCTATTCTCAGAGAGTTCAAGGCATGCCACCGAAAGAGGCGGCTCAGGGTTGGGGATCTAAACCATGGGACTGAATAAGCAGGACTTCGGTCGAATTCTGATCGGCATCTCGAAGGGGGCGGACGAGCTCAGGCGCATCCGACGTGAAGACGAAAAGGAAGCCGAGCGGATAGCCCTCGAGGAAAAACGGTACCAGCGCAACCTGGCCGATCGGCGCGAGGATATCCGCGATCAGCGCGACTTCCGGATGGACCTGCGCCGGATGGACCTCGAGGCCGAGCGAATCGAAAAAGAGAAGCAGCGGCGAGCGAATCTCAAGGCGGCCGATATCGAATCCCGCCGTCGAGCCGGGGTCGTAGACGCTGCTCGCCTGAAAGAGCAGCGCGAAAAGCTGGAAGACCCGAATCACCTGGCGTTACTTTACTCACAGGGTCGCTATACACCGCAAACGGCCAAAGAACGGAGCTTGCTCGACGGAATCCTGCGAACCAAGACCGGCAACCAGGGCGGCGACGATAAAGGCAAGGTCATGACGGACGCCGAGTTCTACACCTTCTGGATGACCAAGAACGGACAATTCCCGCGGAACCAGCAGAAGGACTTCAAGAAGGCCCTCGAGGAATACCGAAAGCATGTGGGAGAGCCGGCGACCGATCAATCAACAGGGCAGGGCAACGATGGCGCCGATATGTTCAAGGGAATAGGTACGGCCACGGAGTTTCCGGTTTCGGCCGGTGGCGCCCCCCTGACCGGCGGACAAGAAGCCTTCCAGGTGCCGCAGACCGGGAACGCTGGCCTGGACTATTACAATTATCAGGTCACTTCTCCGCGGCCTGGAATTCAGTCCCGGATCCGATCTCAGTCTCTGCCCCCGCAGCAGATGAGCGAATCGCAGATGTTGACGTCCGACGGTCGACCGATGTATGACGGTCACGGTGGCCGTGATGGTGACGAGACTATCGAGATTGGACCACTGGTCGACCCGAACATTCTCACCGAGTCAGAGCAGGAGGCCGATAGCCTCTTGACCAGGTGGAGCTCGGGGCAACCGCTTTCTGATCAGGACATGGCCCTGCTGTTTCAGTTTCTGCAGGAGAATTACGATTGGCAACCACCCGACGTGATGAATTAGACGCGAAGGCGAAGACCTTCATGCAGCAGGCAGAGACGAATCCGCCTCTGTTAGGGAAGCGGACTGCCCTGGACGCTAAGGTGATGGCATTCATGTTTCACGCCGAAAAGGTCGCCAAACTCCAGAATGAGCAGACGATGGGCGAGCTGCAGGAAATGGCTGAAGCCGGCCAGGTGCCTCAGCCGAGCCAGGCGGACGCCACGGCGGTCAGGACGATGATTGAACAACCCGCTTTCGGTAATGTCGAGATGGATCCCGATCTGCTGAAGTTTACTGAAGAACCAGCCCCTGCTCAGAGTACCGGCACCGGCAGCCTGCTCCAAAAACTCCAGGCCCAGGGCGCATCGTATGAGGAAATCGATCGCATGATGCCGCAGTTGACGCGATCGCTCAAATCGCGCCGGCTCTCAGTCTCGGAACGTCTCTCCGATGTAGGGACCGGCCTGGCTGACTTCACCAAGAGCGCGGTCGACGAGCTGACACCCAATTTCGTGAAGGGTGCTTACAATCGCTCTCTGACAGGGGTCGCTCACGAAATAGCCTTTGGACAACCGGCTTTCGATCTATCCGGATGGGAGCCGAACGTCATCGAGGATATCGCGGCGACCGTCCTCTCTTTCATCATGCCCTTGGACGTGGCCACGCTGGGCGCCGGTTCGGCCATGGGCAAGGGTATGGTCAGAGTGGTTAAATCGGGTCTGGTGCGACGCCTGGTCAATTACGGAGTGCGAAAAGAAGTGGCTGAGCGGGCGGTTGAAAAGGCAAGCGAGACGGCTCTCGGCCGGATGGTCTCCAGCGGAGCGACAACGGCGCAGACACTTGGAACGTATGAGGCCGCTTTCCCGGCTATCTCCGGCGAAGACTTGGAAGTGATCGGCAAGAGTTATGCTCGGGGTTCTGCTCTCGGCTTTATCCTGGGCGGGACCACGGGCTTGACGGCGCGATGGGGTAGGTCCATTCGAAGATTGTCAAATGGCGGCTATGTCTATCAGCAGTCGCTGCCCGGCAAGGCTGCTCAGGTCGGTGCTGAAATCGGGGCCTTTGCGGCCGGCGGGCCACAGGTTGAATCGATGTTCGAGGGTGAAGGCAACCTGGTGATGCCGACGCTCGAGGACCTGACGCATGCGACCGGCATCGTGATCGGCCTGAAACTGCAGGGTCTGGCTTCCAACTGGACGAAAAGCAAGGTCCAGGAGCATCTTTACAGCATCGTAGCTGAAAAGGGCAGGTCACTCGGAGAGGCTGTCCAGGAGTTGCTGCGAGACCCGAAAATCCTCGAGAGCATCCTGCAGAGGGAGCCGGAACAGGCGGCCGAGAATGTCGAGACGGCCAGGAAGAAGATTCTCGAGGGCGGTCAGCCGGAAATGCCGAAAGACCTTGATCCGGAGCTCAGGCAGATATGGGATCAGGCCCAGGCCGGCGATGAGCGGCTCGATCAGAGACTGCAGGAAGCCGGTTACTCCCCCGAAGATATATCGATCATGGAACCGGCGGAGAAGGCTTATTGGGCGTCCGGTGGTCAGATCGGATGGTTGAAGCAGGCGGAGCAGGGGGAGAGTTGGGCGAAAGAGCCGTGGGAGATGACGAGGCAGGAATATACTGAAGCCAACATGCCTTCACAGTCAATGGGGGGCGGGGTATCGGAGCACATTCTCGCAAGACATCATGCCATTGAAGTTCAAAAAGCTCTGGCGGAAGGGAAACGACCCACAAGTGATATAGTTCTACAGTCCGATGAGATCCTGGGCAAAGACTCTGAGTACCCAGCCGAAGTGCTCGCCGACTACCCCGACCTCGCGAAGAAGCATCAGACCACAAAGACAGGAGCTGAAGATGCCAAAGGGTTACGAGAAGATGAGGGACAAGTTCCACCGCGAGGGTCGGACGTTGAAGGCGGCAAAGACACTGGCGGCAAAGATCTGGAACAGCAAACACCCGAGAAACCCGGTGACCAGAAAACACCGGAAGTAGTCAAGCCAAAGGCCGCCGAGAATTTCCGCGATCTGCCCGAATCGAACGACGAATTCCTCGACATGAACATCGGCAAGTATCATGAGCGGTTCGATGAAGTCACCGGGGTCATGGAGAAGGCCCAGGCCGACGCCAAGGAGAAGGCTGAGCCGCTCTGGCAGGAGCTCGAGGACCTGAAGGGCAAGGGTCGCAAGAAAGCGATCGTCGAGCGCCGCAAAGAGCTCAAACAGCAGATTGCCGAAATCCACGAAGAAGCTCGCCAGCTCGAGCAGTTCCGGGAGGAACAATGGATTGCCGAGAACGAGCGGCTACTCGATGTTGTCCAGGAGATAGCGAAGAAGGACAAGAGACTTCCGAAAGACGTCGATATCGAGAGCTTGGCCATGGAGCTCGCCGAGATGGCCCTGGAGGACCGCTGGCGAGATGCTTACCGGACCGACCGGAAGACTTTCCGCGAGCTGTACGAGCAGATCGTCCAGGAGGAATTGGAGGAAGCGCCGGGCGAACCGCCGAAAGAAAAGGTCGATGTAAACTCCGAGGAATTCGAGCAGCAGATTGACCGGGAGATCGAGGAACTCGGAACCAGAGAGGTTGGACTGCCGGCCAACCTAAAACCGCTGAAAGACAAGAAGCGATACCTTCAGAAGTTGCTCGATGTCGAAGCCGCTGAGCTCGAGGATCAGGACCGGTCGCTCAAGTCATATCGCGAATACCGAAAACGAATCGCCAGCGAGGGCGACATAATCGGCGACGATGGCTACAAGCTGTCTGTGAATCTGGATCTGATAAAGAACCACATTACGTATCATGGTGGCGTCCTGGAGGCTATTGAGAAAGAGGTCCAACGAGTCCGCAAGGAGATCGAAACGGGCAAGAAACAACCCAGGACTAAACCCAAGACCAAAAAGCCGACAACTCGGAAACCCGAGAAGCCGACCGAACCGCCGAAGGACGTCGAAACGCCAGAGACAGCCACCGAAGACATCATCGAGGGCAAGCGCGAGTCGAAGCTGGGCATGAAAGAATTCAAAAAGCGGATGGTTGCCGAGTTGGATAAAGCGATCAAAAAATCCAGTGAGCGACCTGAAGGATTAACCTGGCTTGCAGAACGTGTTCTTAAGCTTGAGAAAAACTATGCCGCAGCTCGGAACGATGCTCGTAGGGAAACTGTACGAGAAGACCTGCGAATAGCGAAAAACGCTTTGGAGGAAGCCCGCAAGAAGCATGGTGTTGGGTTCGTCAATATACACATACCGGGCGACGGCGATTTTACGATCGAGAATACGAGACAGTCGCTGGAGGCGGTCCGAAAGAAGGTCCGCGGGCTACCGGCGACTATCGGGCCGAAACCCGAGAAACCACCGACCGAGCCAGGTGCCGGCAAGACGCCACACGAAACCAAGTATGTTGCTATCCTACCCGACACGGAGGTCGAAGGCGGTAAATATACTTCGCCGGTTCCGGCTTCACCCCGGCCTCTGAAAAAACCGCCCGAGAGCGTCAAATTCAAAAAACCCGGCATTCCGCTGTGGGAGATGGGGGGGCACTTCGCCGTACTCAAAAGCGCCATGAAGCCGCCGATGAAGCCGCGGTATGACGAAACGCGACCGCCCTTTGATCCGAAAAACGGCAAGGGGATTATCAAAGACGCCATCCAGGCAGAGAACCTGCAGCCGCTGGAGGAAGTGGCCCGCCTGCACCTGAACGATGCCCCTACCATGGCCGTTTTCTACGATGGAAAAAGAAAGCACTTCTTCAGCGCCGACTATATCGACTACTTCCATCGGCATATTAAAGACTTTGGTCTTTGGTCAGATAAGAACCCAGCTTCGGCTGCCGTCATGGTATCGGGAAAGAAGAAAGTTGGAATTCTTATGCCGATGCGGGGTGGCGATGTCGGCGACAAGCTACGGATCAAGCTCAAAGAGTCGGAAGGCGTCGAGAAGAAAAGCGCCACTCCCAAGGGCGCCGACGCCATGCCGATCGTCCGCGGCCACGTCGACGCCTACTCCGAATATCTCAAGAAAGAGATGGAGGGGCGGATTTCGAAACGCCGGATCGGGCCCAGGGAGATCACCGACTACCTTTCCAAGGCTTTCTCCACCCCGATCCGAAGCGGTCGAACCGGCAGAGCCGCCGGCCTGCACTACCCCGACTGGAATATGACCAGGGTCAAGGACCTGCGGGACCTGCCGGTCACGTCGCACGAAGTTGCCCACCGGATCGACAAGATGTTCGACCTTCGCCATACCCTATTCAAGGGAGATAGCGAGCTCGCGGATCTCGACTACAATCAGAATGCCCGCCGCACGAAAGAAGGCTTCGCCGAGTACATGCGCCACTGGCTCACCGAGTCGATGGACGTGACCAAGGTTGCTCCGAAATTCACCGAGAAGTGGAACACCTGGCTGAAGGATCATCCGGAGATTAAGGAAAAGCTGGAGACCGCCCGTGATATGATCCGAGAGTGGCGGAAGCAGGGCGCTGACAACCGCGTCCTGAGCCAGATCGATATCAAAAACAAAGGTCTGCCGCTACCTTTGAAAGAGAAGCTGACCCGTAAGCTCAGACGTGCCGGCTACCTGGGCGTCGATGACCTTTTGGTCCTCGAGCATGCCGAGCGTGAAATTCGGGGCATGAAGCCAGGCGACAAGCTGGACCCGAAGAAGATCCCACCACAGAGCAGCCCGACCATGATCGCCCGAGACGTGGCCAAGAAGGCCTACGCCAAGGCCCGGCAGATGGTGATCGACGGCACGTTCGACTTCTCGGGCAAGAGGACCGGTATCAGCCTGAGAGCCGTCCTCGAGCCAGTGGCCGATCATCTCAACGAATTTCTCGTCTATGGGTACGCCAAGCGTGGTATCGAGCTGCACGAACGGGGCAAGAATCCCGGTATCGATTACGGTGACGCCAAGTACATCGTCAACAAGTACGAAAGCCCCGATCATCCGCTACGGGAGAATTTCATTAAGTCGCTGGGCGAGCTGACCGGATTTGCCGATCGTGTACTCCAGTACGTAGTGGACGCCGGGGTTTTGTCGCCGGCCGAAGCCAAGCACATGCGCGAGCTGAACCAGTATTACATCCCGCTGAAGCGCGTAATGGACGATGGCGTCTGGACCGGTCCCAGAACCGGAGGGCGCCGACTGTCCAATTTGGGGCAACCGGTGAAGCGGCTGAAAGGATCCGGTCGGGCAATCGTCAATCCGCTCGAGTCGATTGTCAAGCAGACCGCCGAAATGATCTCGATCGCGGACAAGGTGCGGGTAGGACGTGCCCTGGTGGAGCTGGCCGAGAAACACAATTTCTCCGGAAAGTGGGTCTTTAAGGTCAAGACGCCGCAGCGGAGAGTCAGAATCGATCCGGTCAAGGCGATCAAGCAGATGCTGGACAAGGGGATGATTGACATCGATGACATTCCCGAGATGAACACCCAGGGGCGGATGCTTGACTTCTACATCAACCAGGCTCAGTACATGGGGCATGAGAATATCGTTTCGTTCTGGATCAATGGGGAGCGCAAATTCTACGAGCTCGATGCTGACCTGCACGGCGCCATGAAGGGACTCGACACCTATTTTGCGCCACCGGTGGTGGACGTCCTGTTCGGCAAGCCGGCCAGGATGGTCAGGCTCGGGGCCACCGGTGTTAACCTGGGCTTCACCCTGATAACGAACCCGATCCGCGATGCCATGACGCTATCGCTGCAGACCGACTACATCAAAAGCTATCGGCTTCTGGACAGCCTGATGCGAGGTTTCTGGACCCGCACACCATGGGGCACCGAATCGCAAGAGAACATGAAAAGGCTCTGGCTCCGTTCGGGTGGTGACATGGCGAACCTGCTCGGACTCGATCGCAAGACGTTCCAGCGGACGGTCAACGAGGCATTGGCCAGCAAGAAGACCAGAAAGGCGATGAACATCCTGGGACATCCGATCGATGCCCTGCGTGAAGTTCTGTCGGTGTCTGAAGCTGGTCCCAGGCTGGCCGAATTCGAAGCCGCCTACAAGGCCGGGGAGAAGCTGTACGGCAAGGGCAGTGTTTCGGCAAGGATCATGGCAGCCAACGCTGCCGCCGACGTGACGATTAACTTCTCGCGCATGGGTAAATACGGCGCAGTCCTGAATCAGATCATTCCGTTTTTCAATGCCAACGTGCAGGGTATGGCCCGGTTCTACCGCATGGGCAGGCAGCATCCGGTGAGAGCTGCTGTCAAGGGAATCGGTATGCTGACTATACCGACCCTGGTGCTGTGGGATGAGCACAAGGACGAAAAGTGGTACCAGGACCTGCCCGATTGGGACAAGTACGGCTTCTGGCATTTCAACCTGGGCAAGACCAGCGACCAGGAGGACGTGATTCTCCGGCTGCCGCGGCCGTTCGAGTGGGGGGTCGGTTTCGCCTCGATGCCCGAGGCCGTGATGAATTACTGGTACAATAAGGAGCCGGATGCCTTCAAGTCCGCCATGAAAGAGATGTTCGGCCAGCTCCTGCCGCCGATCATGCCGACCACGGTGCGGACACCGGTCGAGGTCTGGGCCAACTACGATTTCTTCCGCGATCGGCCGATCGATCCGCATTGGGAAGTTGAGTACACCAAAGCCAGTCCCGACCTTCGATACAGCGAATGGACCACGGAGACGGCGAAGTTCATCGGCAAGACGTTCCGCATGTCACCGCGGAAGATCGAGCACACGATCGAGGGGTTGACCGGTGGCCTGGGTGAAGACGTTATCAGGTTTGCTGAGACAGGATACAAGCGGATTGAGGGCCAGCAGGATTTATTTGCATTCGAACACCCGGCCGATATTCCGGTCGGCGGACGACTGTTCAGTCGAACCAAGACAACCGAGGAGTCGGAGGCTCGCATTGAGGCCGAGTACAGGAGAACCAAAGGGGAAATCAATCGTCTCGATCGCCTCGCAGAAGATGAAAACCGGCCTGAGTTGCGGGAGCGGGCCGACAAGCTGATCGAAGAATGGAACAAAAAGCATCCGGACTGGCCGATATGATGTACCACTTTGGCATTACATACCGAGAGGGGGTTACCGATGGGACTTGCTAACGGCTCACGATTCGTCACAAAGGACCGCCTGATCTACATACTCCTGGCAATAATCGCGTTCATGGCGAGCTTTACCATCTATGAGAAAGTGGCTGCCATTCAGCGAAATACGGACGATATCTCTGTGCTCAAGGCTCAATTTGCAGAGGTCCAGTCAGAGCTCAGTCACATAAGAGAGGCGGTCGATGAGATCAAATCGGCGGTAAAGGATGACAAGAAGAAGACTGAGGACGGAAGATAAAATTACAGACAGCGCGGCTTGAAGGGGCCGCTTATATTGCTGTTGAGTCAGCATCGGTGTCGTCGACTACAGGAGGCGACACAATGTCAAGTAAAGCTACTCTCAGGCGAATTCTCTTCCTGGCGATCGCCCTGAGTATATTGGTCGGCCACAACTACATGCAGGCCGGCGTCACCTATCCCGGCACGAAAAAAGCCAATTCGGGCGTACAGTCCCGACCGGTGGATATCTACAGGTGGATCAGCGCCGAGCTGACCGACACTTCGACCTGGACCTGGGATACTATTGCCGGCTACATAGAAGCGCTCGGCCTGGATATCGACACTACCGACATGCCGCCGATGCTGGCGGGGTATATCGGAGATCGGGCCGGAGGGAGTGACAGCGCGACGGTTTTGTCGTGGATGGGCGGTCATGTGAGCGATACAGCCGGGGCTGTCAGGACTGACCTAGCCGACACCGCGAGCGACCTTCGGACGGACCTCATGTCAAAAGGGGGAGGGACGTTCTCGGGTGATGTTACCTTCAGTGCAGCCGATCTGAACATGGGATCGAGCAACCGTCTGAAGTTCACCGATTCCTTGCGCTTTGACTGGGCCAATCACCCTGGCGTCTACGACTACTTCTTCAAGGTGTGGCAAGACACGATCGGGTTCGTAATATGGACCACCGGAAATGGTTATGACCCTGTTTTCAAATTTTACTCTAACAAGATAGAAGGAACGGCGGTCTACGCCAGTACGCCGGAAATCACCGGCGACGTGAATTGGACCGGCAACGAAATCACGGACGCGTATCTTTCTGACGCCCTGACCTGCAACGAAGCCGACGATGTTGATACGGCCGGGACGAAGATCGCGGCGGCCCTGCTTGATCGACTGACCTCCCAGGGAGCCTACACTATGCCCGGAGTTGATGCGGCCGGGAGCTGGTACCATCTTGCCTACGATGCGTCTGGCGATACAGCTTTGTGGGTATGGCCGTATGCCTATCGCGGTTACGACGATTCCTGTGTTTATATCCGGCTACTCGACGACGTTACCAACGACTTCGAATTCAGGATCCCAAGCACCGGCGCCGTTCCCGGTTTTGCCACGGATGCCTGGTGGCTGCGCTCCAATCTGCCAATCTCAATCGCAAATGGCAACGGCCTGGCTCTGGGCTTTGAGATTGACATTCTCCGCGGTTCTGACTCCACCAAAAGCTGGGCGCTCAGAAACGACTCTATAATTGCGGAGAACGCTTCGACCAATTATATCGGAAATCTCTTGAAGGTCGAGACTGACTCCCTTTCAGCAGACTATATCGTAACAACCGGATCCGGTTCTGGTCAGGTCGTTATGGAGGGAGCTACCTCTGGATCGGGTGGTTTCGGAGTTCAGGACGTTGCCGGTTCCCCGGCTCTCCTGCTTCTACCTATCACGGACGGCAGCAACGGCGACCAGTTGACGACGGACGGTGCTGGTAATCTCTCATGGGCCGCGGCAGGCGGCGCGGGCGGCTCTCAAGATACGGTGATGATCCACAACGACGCTGACACCGACTCGATCTTTGCGATCGACAACCGGATCAGCCTCAAGTGGAGTACGGGAATTGATGTCGCTATCGTGGGTGACACCGCGACGGTTTCGGTGGACAAGACGGAGATCTCGCTGAATTTCTCTGACCTGGCGGGATCCGTAGCTGACGGACAAATCGCCAATGATGCCGTGGACGGCGGGACCGACGGGGAGATTCAGGACGGCACAATCACCGCGGCCGATATGAGCTGGACCTCGACACCTGGATCGGGCGAGGACAACTACGTTGTAACCTACAACTACGCGGCCAACAACTTTACGGCCGTTGCCGGCGGGGGTGGTGGAACCTCGGATTCGATTGGATATGCTACTGATGCCGTAGGAACGGGAGTAGATGCCTGGCTCTATCCCGCTTTCTTCTTTGAGGGTGATGGTATCGGCTTCACGATCACGGGAGAGGATTCGCTGTCGATCTACCTGGACACCAACGGTGTTGACATTCAGGCGGCCTTAACGAATCACGACGCCTTATATGACGACTTCTCGGAGTTGTCGGGAAGCCTCGACTCCAGCATGGTCACAGACGGCGATCTGTCTATTGATGATATAGCCTGGCGTACCGAGTGGATGGAACTCACGGAGCTTTACGGTTGGTGTCGCGCCCTGGCCGATTCGATTACGGCGTATGAGGGCTATTGGGATGCCGATAATAGTCGAGCCTGGAAGGTCCTCGATGTGGCCGGGAATATCACCACTGGCGACCGCGATACTCTGGTCCTGGCTGTCACCGTTCCTTACGCCTGTACGATCGACAGCTTTATAGTCACGACCTTTGCAACCGGCGACTCCGGTATTGTTAAGTACGATTTCAGGGGGCCGGACGTTTCCAACAGCGACGACGTTGTTCTCGACTCATCTTACCAGACGGCATCGGTCGAGTGGGGCACCGGGACCAGGGCTGACCCACTCGAAAGCAGGGTAGACCTGACCAATAACATCACGGCCGCTGCCGGAGATAAGTACGGCCTCATGGTAATAACCGACTTCCGGGCAGACAACGACTCGACCGGATATACGATAAGACTGAGGTTGACAAAATGAGGATTCTAACCTGTTTGCTCATCTTCTTGGTTCTGGCCGGATCGGTCGGAGCCGTCGAGGTCGGCAACGCCGACACCGCGACCGGGCGACTCGATAAGTACATGGAAGATGTTATCGTCATCTCGGAGATTCTTGGCTCTGAGATTACGGAGAATCTGACCACCGACTCAGCCTATGTCTACTGTGAAGGGTTGGCGTCCGGCTTCTTCAAGATCGTCCTTTATGACGATAACTCCGGTGCTCCCGGCGATACCATCCTTACAACGTCCGAAATCGGATCAGACGGTACGAGCCGCAAATGGTACGTCGAACCGATCACGGCGTCCCTGACCTCTGGAAACTCCTATTGGGTCGGGGTTGTCGGCAGCAAAGCCTCGAACGCATCCAAAACGACCAGGGGGGAGAGTTACGGTGAGTGGACGGATAATACAGGAACCTTTGAGGCCGTTCCTGCTGACGGCAGCGGCGCAGTCGCAAGCACCGACGAGGACACTTTGAAAGCTGTCTGCGTTTACATCGTTGCCCATACGGCATCCGGAGAGACGGTTTACATCGGCATTGAGAAGCAATCGGCTTCTGGAGCTAGACTACTACAATCTGAAAGCGGAGCGTCAGCTATCCATGAACCATAAGCTACTAACAGTCATCCTCTGGCTGCTCCTGGTAGCCGCGGCTCAGGGAGCGCGGAACCTCGTTACTCTTGACTCCGGAGACCTGCCTTATACGGCCAGCTCGAACGACAGCATTGTTATCAACGGGACTCACATTACGAGCGACGGCAGCGGGATCTACGTTCCGGATTACGTCGACTCGGTTTATTTCGATTTCGGTACCGACACGCTTGAGTTCGGCGCCAACAGCGGAGACCAGGAGTACGGGATCCGGTTCAACCGGGCTACCGATTGCATTATCAACGGCGGCACGATCATGCGAAGCATCGGACCCGGCCCGACTGATGGCTCGGACAACCGCTGCCTCTATTTCACCAGCTATACCGCCAGGATTACTTTCAACAACACCGACCTGATTATCGACGGTCACGACGCTCACGCCGTGCTTATCTACGGGCCGGTGACCGACCTGGTGTTCAACGGCGGTACCTGGCGAAGCGATTCGCAGAGCTTCACCAGTCGGCACAACTACGACGGCGCGGTCGCCTGGTTTGGGACACCGTATTCCGGCGGGCCAAGCGGCCAGTACGACTATTCGCTTTACGGGGTTACAATCGAGAACGGCCCGGCCCAGGGGGCGATCTTTATCAATGCCAAGGTCAATGTCGATAGCTGTAACTTCAGCACCGATCATATCAACATTGGAGTTCCGACTCAGAACGCGAACCAGTACCTGATCCTGCTTGCCAAGTGCAAGGCCGGGACGCGGATCGTCAACAACACCCTGACCAGTGGCAGCAGCCGAGGCGGCAGCCGGGGTATAATGATCGAGAACTCCAACGGCTCGAGCGGCAGTCACATCCTGGTCAGAAACAACACATTGGACGTTCATAACGGACCGGACGCTGAAGCTGCGCCGGGATCTCTGCGGGCGATTCGACTGCGCTCAATCGACGGTAACACCGTTAGCTGGGTCGACATCTTCTCTAACACCGTCTACACCACGGCCGACACCAACGACGCCACCACTCATATCGGCGAGGAAGCGATTGGCCTGGATATAAAGATGTTCTCGAGCACCAGCTCGCCGGCGCATCATATTCGAGTAGACTCCAACACCGTCTATGCCCGTTGTCTCTCTCAGGGAACGCTCTCGAAAGCGGCCTCGCCGATCACCTACGGAACGGTTGACACTTCGGGGCTGTCCTTCAGCCACAACGACCTTTACTTCTGCGACCACGGTTTGCACCTGTCGGACGAGGGCAACGGTATCGCCAGCCGTGATATGCTGTATGACTCCAACACCGTAACTGTAATGGACACCACGGTAGCGACCGGCAACGACAGCCTGGTCCTCGACAGCGATATTGAGACTTGGCATATTGGCGTGTCGGGCGGCGACCAGCTCCCAACCGCCACCGGCAACGTGGCTCTGGACAATACCTACACCAACGGCGCAGCGGCCAACGATATTACCTTCAACCCAGGGGCTCCCGGGCCTGGGGATCTCACCGTCAAGCACACCCTGACCGTTTTAGTAAAGGACAGCGACAGCCTGGCTATCCCTTCAGCCGATGTTTGGGCCATTAACAACTACGGCGATACGGTTCTCACGGGACAGACCGACGGCAACGGCAAAATCGCCGGCGCCGTGACCTGGTGGTATGACCATTCGACCGGAACAGACTCGACCGCCTTTAACGACTTCACGTTGAAAACAAGGAAGCTGACCGACAGTACCTCGACAACCGAAACGATCAACGACTCCACGCCTGACATTATTCTCATACTCGCGGCCTCGGAGGGTGAAGCAACTCCACCCACCCCCGGCGTTTCTCAGAAAGTCATAGTTAGCGGAAAGACACGGGTGAAACGATGAAGCAAAACGGAATCGACGGTTGGAAAGAGTACCTCTTGGGAGTGGTTCTGCTGCTCCTGCTCCTGCTGGTTTTGCACCTTATGCTCTCCGATGACGCAGCCGGCGCAGTGGGTGGAACTGATTTAAGGATCTACGACGTTTTCGAGACGGCCGACAGCGTTCATCTGGAGCACTTTCGCGACGGCACGGCCAGCGATCATTACTGGATCGACACCAACCAGGTCGATACGACGATACCGGAAGCCAACTTGGACACGGCGCTTCATATCGTCTATGTCCAGCTAAAGATCGACGCGGGCTCAGAATGGCTGACGAGCAAGGCCTATGTTTATCCGAACTTGACCGGTGGAGACATTGATAGCATACCGGTTGACATTCGATACATGGAAGCTGATTCGACCATGTTGATTGTAACCGTCTCGAGCAGCTCAGACACGGCCCACTACGGAGCAAATTCCTCAGTGGATACGACGCTAACCGGGGTCCTCGACTCGCTCTACACGATCACGGTTGTAAATCAGTACGACACCGACTGGCAGGGGGCTTTCGAGTTGATCGTCGACAACCGGCCCGGGGGGGACGGCACAATCACACCACCGGGATCAGTGGACCAGGCGACTGTCTTCGTCTATTACTACCGGAACGGAGAGCCACAAAAGGGCGCCAGGCTGTCGGCCCGGTTCGACCAGGTGGCCACGGATTCGGTCACCGGCACGACGATCGGACCTTTCACGGATTGGGAGAAGACAGACACGGCCGGCTACGCGGGGCTGGTTATTCCGAAGTCCTACATCTTCAACGACTCATCCAACGCTCTCTACGACATCATTCTGCGATTCGCCGGTAAGACTGTCGGATCCTGGTACGATTACTTCGTGCCTGATCAGGACACAGTAAGGCTGGAGATGGAGTAGGATCCATGTTCTTTGATGACTATCTGATACCGCCGAACTTGGCCGAGCTGGGCCTTCCCAGGCGAGGCGATCACATACAGGCGGATCTGGAAACGATCTGGGAGACGCCCTACCCAGTCATTACCAGTTATCAGCGCACCATGGCGGCCATGGGGATTGTGCCGTTCGGTGGCGGTACCAGAGAGCGCCAGGGCGAGAGGCGAGAAGGCTATATCCTGTCAGGTTATCGCGATGCAATTCTCAACGGGAACCGAAATTCGCCACATCGGTACGCCTTCGCGGTTGATCTTCAGGCCAAACGAGACCGTCAGATCGAGATAGGCCGCAAGGCCCTGACTTGCGGCTTCAGTCGAGTAGGTCTCTATGCGCAACGTGGTTTTCTGCATCTGGACGTGGCACCGTCGAATTGGATCGCCGTCTATCATAAGGTGCGGTTCTGGGTCCAGCTCGACGGCAAGTATCATTTCTTCAGGACCTATGAGGAAGCGGCTCGATTCGCTGCTGACGTTAAATTATAGGAGGACAGAGTATGGAGAAGAAAGAGCTGTGGGGCGTCGGGAACACGTTCATCCTGAGCGCTCTGGCCTTGGTGCTCACGTTTATCGGCGTCATGGCCGGGAAGTTCGAGCCCAGCATGTTTACCTGGGCGATGGGCGTGGCGCTCCCGTCGTATACGGCCAAATCTATCGGTCACGCGGTGAGCAACCGTAACAATCACAGCCAGCCGCCCACTGGCGCAAACGCGAGGATCAGACAATGAGGTTAGTTACAGTCACATTGTGCGTGCTGCTCTTGGCTGCGGCCGCCTTCGGCCAAGAAGCGCCACAGAAGGCTCCACTGTCAGGCGTGGTCGCGGGATCCGCGGTCGCGGCCAACGAGTTTTCGAATTGGGCGGGCGCGGTCCAGGTCGGCATTATCACGCCGATCGATCAGAGCAAAGGCGTTTCGGCCCGAACCCTCTACACCAAGGCTTCGTTCGGCCACGACGAGTACATTGAATCGCTTCGTCTCACCGGGCTGTTGAGCTGGCATATCGGCAAAGGATGGGAATTTTATGTTCCGCTGGGCGCCGATTTCTATACCGGTGGAGCAGAAGGCGGGGTAGATGCTTTCGGTGGGCTCGGCACGATGGTCAGATTGCACACGGCGCACAACCAAGACTACCTGGTGCCGTTTTCGATAGACGTGTTCGCAGAAGCCGAATTCTCAGATGTCGACGAGGCCAAAGACAATCTTGCCCACCTGACGTTCGGGCTCATTTTCGCCAAGCCGGTTAAGTGAATGCACAGAATTCGTGCACTCCCTGGGCTGAAAAGGGCAGATTTTCTCAAAAATAGGCAGTTTTCCACTGCCGCGAATTGACAGTAACCGGGCTTATATTGGCTCTGAAAGGTATCGTGACGTTCCTATGACGGGCCGCTCATGATGTTCAGGGTCGCTGACGATAATGTCAGTAGGGCCCACAACTCATGAGGAGGCTTGTTATGGGACGCAATTCTCAACTTAGAGCCGGGTCACGCGGGAAAGTACTTGTCTTTCTACTCGCCCTGACGTTAATTGCCTGCACGATGTTCATCGGGACGCCCCAGGAGGCCGCCGCCGATGGAGGGGGGCACAACGACACACTTGCGATCAGAGACACCTTTCCCGAATTGCCGCCCCCCGGTGGGAGCCCCAGCGCGATCCTGGACGTCGCACAGATGCTATGCGTATTCATGCTGACACTGCTGTAGAGCAGGTCATTCACCGTGCCGACCTGCTCATCAAGAAGGCGGACTACCCTGGAGCGCTACGTGCGCTCCGGGGTGTTTCATTCAAGCATCTCCCGTCTCAATATAGATCACTGCTCAAATTGCTGCAGGGGATGGAGCTTTCGGGCTCGGGACAATTTAGCAGGGCGATCCAGGAATTCCTCGAAGCGGCTGTCGGCTTTCAATCGCTCGGTGACGTCCGCGAGGCCGCAGCGATCGACGCCATGGCTTATGCTCAATCGCAGATGGGGGAGTTTAACGCTGCCGAGAGAAATTACCTCAAAGCGATCGGAGTCTACCGAACCGCCGGCGATAGAGAACGGGAAGCAAGGGTTGCACACAATCTGGCGTATTTCTACCTGGAGAAAGGAAGCCTCGAGATGGCGCTCGATACCTACGCCGGTTACCCCCTTAGCCGTGCTGACGTAGGCGCTCCCATTTTCAACAACTATTGCCTGAATCTCTCGATCGGTTACTTGATGCAAGGGAGAATCTACTCCGCCGGACAGACGCTTACCGAGTGCGTTCCGAATGTTGAAGGCGACACCCGCGAGCAGTGCCTCTATAACCGGATCGGCGGTCAAATTTCCCTCGCGACCGGTCATACAGAAAAGGCAATCAAGTTATTGCAGTTGGCCTGTCATATTTCTGAGCACATATCAGGCAGCCGCGACCTGTTACCGGGCTGCTACCGATGGCTGGCCGAAGCGCTCGTTCAACAGGCAATCGAAATTCCGGCCGCAAATGATCGCTGGCTGCAGGATGCTCGAACATCTGCCTTGACAGGCCTGCGGGTAGCCATAACTCAGGCTGACCGTTGGGAAATCGGCGCCGGCAAGCGCGTCCTGGCAGTCATCGCATCCAGGCGGGGAGAGATCCGGACAGGGAAACGACTGTTCGAAGAAGCCCTGAGCCTTTTCAAGCGGCGAGGCTTTCGCTATGAGCTCGCCATGACTCAGTTCGCGGCCGCGAGATCGGGGTTGTTTTCGAATGTTGTGGCTGACGCCATGCTGATACAGGCCGAGCAATACTGCGCCCAGGAAGATGTCCAGTTTGTTCGCTCCCGTATTCACCGCATGACGTGCCTGCTTCGGGAGATTGCCGAAAGCCCTGCGGGGCTGAAAGACGTCGGCCTCTCGACCCTCAATTGCTGAAGTTTCACGTGAAAAACCGACTAAGTGCCTGTCCTGCAATCCCCCCTGTTGGACTGAAAATCCGTGTGTCCGCAGTTCAATTCTGCGGGGCGCCACTTTTTT